TAGTAGTAGACTCCCTAAAGAGCATACAAAGAAACAAAATGGGTACCATAGAAGAATTGCAAAAAGAACTTGACGCCCAGGAAAGCCAGTTGACAGTGGCTCAACAGAAGGCAAAGGCAGCAAACAGTGCTTTTGAGAGAGATCCTGATGAAGTCAATAAGAGTGTGTTTGTTAAGAGGCAGGAAGAAGTCAAGATGATACAAGACAAAATCACACAGATTAAACAGATGATGGTAGAGAGTGTCCAGTCAGGAAAGCATTCAATGCTATATGACAAAGACCCTACTGGGATGGAGCCTGATGATCACCTGAGTCAGAAATCTATGTTGAGATATGGTAACACCTTAGACACGAACCCTATTGATCTGGAGGAACCTAGTGGTCAAACCGCAGATTGGGTGTCAATTGTAGGTTACATTGTAACTTTTGTTGACACCATTTTATTGAAGGGATTGTACTTGTTAACAACTCGAGGTAGACAAACAATCAAGGACAATAAGGGTACAAGAATCCGGCTAAAAGATGATACCTCATTTGTAGACACTGAAGGGATCAGGAAGCCTAAGCATTTGTACATATCATTACCTAATGCACAGTCCAGCATGAGAGCTGATGAGTTGACGCCAGGCAGGTATCGAACGGTTGTGTGTGGTTTGTTCCCAGCAAGTCTGAAAGCAAAAACAATGATTAGTCCTGTGATGGGAGTCATCGGATTCCAGGCTCTTGCAAGGAATTGGGATGATAGAATTGAGAAGTTTTTAGAGGCAGAGTGCCCATTTTTAAAACAGCCTTTGTCCGTGTTAGCAAAGCCTGATGATAATCGAGTGTTCTTTTCTGAGAGACAGGATGCCTTAAAGAACATGGAGACAGCAGAAATTCAGGCAATTAAAGGAATGATTCAAGGAAAATCATGTTCATGTCCTGATAGTATAGAGTCACCCTCATCAATATGGATTTTTTCAGGGGCACCTGACAGGTGTCCACCAACCGCAATTTATGTAGCAGGCTTAGCTGAGCTTGGGGCATTTTTTTCAATCTTGCAGGATATGAGAAATACAATCATAGCATCGAAGACTGTAGGAACTGCTGAAGAGAAATTGAGAAAGAAGTCATCATTTTATCAATCCTATTTAAGGCGCACTCAGTCAATGGGAGTGCAATTGGATCAACGGATTATTGTTTTGTATATGACGGCATGGGGGAAGGAGGCTGTAGATCACTTTCATCTTGGTGATGACTTGGATCCTGAACTCAGATTGACAGCACAATCATTGATTGATCAGAAAGTGAAAGAAATTTCAAATCAAGAACCTCTTAAATTATAAGACCATAAGTAGGTATAGTTAGTAAATAGGTTTATGTATATTTAGGTAGATAAGGATGTAGGTATATAGTTATATAGTTATATAGTAGATACTGCCCCCTGTAAGATAGTATATAGATTAAGTTTAAGTATAGGTTTAGTTGCATAGCTGTAAGGTAAGTTAGTATAAGTAAGTTTTATTGTAATTGAAATTATATTTAAATAAAATCAATGAAAAGTTGGCATTTTAAACTGAATCAATGCAATTTTGTAATTTATTTAATTTATTAATCCTATTAATTCAATCTAATTAAAATCTACACCATACTAACACTCCACTACCTCAACCACACTACCTCATTGTTTCTTACCTTATTTTGCTTTTCAAGGAGTATACTACTA